AAATATATATAGTTATATGGACATGGACGCATTTGTACCTGACATAGAAGAGGGTGTACCTCTGCCAAGCAATGCATTAGAAGCGTTGCCAGACTTGACATCGACTGAAGAAATTGAAATGCGTGCCAGAACCATCAAGTTCTTTTCCGACTTGACCGGCGTAGCCATTGAACCAAACAAAGATCAGCAGTTGGTTGCGGCAGATATCGCCCACCAAATGGTGCATGATCCTAAGATTAGACATGATTACGCCAAATACCCTAACGAAACCATAGCCTTCTTGGCGGGTTTGGTTGCCAAAACCAACCACGCCCTTGTCGAAGACTTGGCTACGCTTAAAAACTACGTCATTACGAACCTTGTTAAAGAGATCGAAACCACTACTGACAGCAAATTGCGTGTGCAAGCACTCAAAACACTGGGCGAAGTAGACGGTATTGACGCCTTTAAGAAGCGCAGTGAGATCACGCACATCGTTAAGCCCATTGAAGAAGTGGAAAAAGAGTTGTTGCAGGTGCTGGAAGGCATCGAATACCGCGTAATTAGCGACGAAAATGCTACAACTTAACGCACAAAACCTGCAAAAACTGCGTACGGTACTGCCTACACTTCCTGAAAAGGAAAAAAGACGGGTTGCGGAACTTCTTAAAACCTATCAAACGCAAGTTACGCAGAAATTAGGCAAAGAATCCTTTCTTGACTTCATCGCTCACGTGTATCCGGGCTACAAAGTCGGTCCACACCATCGAAAATTGGCTGGAATTTTTGAAGAAATTGCAGCGGGTAAGAAAAAACGAGTCATCGTCAACATTGCACCGCGTCATGGCAAGTCCGAGATGATCAGTTACCTCGCTCCGGCGTGGTTTTTGGGTAAATACCCGCAGAAAAAAGTCATTATGGCCTCACACACTGCCGATTTGGCAGTTAATTTCGGTCGGAGGGTTCGCAATCTTGTGGGTTCGGACCTTTATAGAGATATTTTCTCAAATGTTGAATTACAAGCGGATTCTAAAAGTGCTTCTCGTTGGGGTACTAACTTTAATGGCGAGTATTTTGCTATTGGTGTTGGTGGTGCTCTGGCCGGTCGCGGCGCTGATCTGTTCATTATTGATGACCCTCACTCTGAGCAGGAGGCGAAGCAAGGCCGAGCGGATGTCTTCGAGCCAGCATGGGAGTGGTTCCAGTCAGGTCCGGTCCAGCGACTGATGCCGGGTGGCGCGATCATCGTGGTAATGACTCGGTGGTCCAAAATGGACCTGACCGGCAAGATTATCGACCACATGACCAAAGAAGAAGAGGCCGAAGACTGGGAGATTGTAGAGTTTCCTGCGATTTTGAACGACAAACCCCTCTGGCCTGAGTTTTGGTCTATTGAGGAGTTACTGGCTAAAAAGGCCAGCATGGATGTGCGGTACTGGCAGGCCCAGTACATGCAGGAGCCGACCTCGGAAGAGGGTGCGCTACTTAAACGAGAGTGGTGGCGCATTTGGGAGGCTGAAAATCCCCCACCTTGCGAACACATCATCATGTCGCTCGACGCTGCCCAAGAGAAAAACAACCGGGCTGACTACAACGCCTTACTTACTTGGGGGGTCTTCTTCAACGAAGAGACCAAGAACTACAACATTATCTTGCTGAACGCCATCAAGCAGCGTTTGGAGTTTCCGGAACTGAAGAACCTTGTCCTTGAAGAATATAAAGATTGGAATCCAGACATTTTTATCGTTGAAAAGAAATCTAACGGCGCTGCGCTTTACCAAGAATTTAGACGTATGGGCATACCCATCAGCGAATTCACTCCGGGTAAGGGGCAGGACAAGATTAGCCGTGTAAACGCCGTATCTGACCTCTTTTCTTCAGGTATAGTCTGGGCACCCGACCGACGTTGGGCGCATGAGGTTATTGAGGAGTGCAACGACTTTCCGTCTGGCCGCAACGACGACTTGGTGGACGCCACGACATTAGCCATCATGCGATTTAGACAAGGTGGGTTTATTCGTTTACCAAGTGACGAGCCTGAACCAACCAAGTGGTTCAAGAGCCGACGCGGGTCATACTACTAGGAGAATCTAAATGGCCGTCGATAAAAGTCTGATGCAGGCTCCGCAGGGTCTAGAAGCCCTTGCTCCCCAAGAGCCGATAACAATTGAAATAGAAGACCCAGAAAGCGTATCCGTTGAAATAGATGGACTAATGGTTGAAATTGCCAAGTCTGAACCTCGTGCCGAGGACTTCGACGCCAACCTCGCTGACTTTATGAGCGAAGGTGAGTTGCAAACTTTGTCCGGTGATTTGATTGGGCAGTACGAGCAAGACCTAGCGTCTAGAAAAGATTGGCTCGATACGTATGTCAAAGGCTTGAAGATTCTAGGTATCCGGTACGAGGAGCGTACGGAACCGTGGCCCGGTGCGTGTGGCGTGTTCCACCCACTCCTGATGGAGAGTGCGGTCAAGTTTCAGTCTGAAACGATCATGGAAGTCTTCCCGGCAATGGGGCCGGTCAAGACCAAGATTATCGGTAAGGAGACTCAAGAGAAACGTGATTCGGCAATTCGTGTCGCGGATGACATGAATTATCAATTGACCGAAATCATGAAGGAGTACCGCCCAGAACATGAACGCATGTTGCTGAGTCTGGCTCTGGCAGGTAATGCGTTCAAGAAGGTCTATTACGATCCAAGCCTCGACCGTCAAACGGCGATTTATATCCCTGCTGAAGACATCATCGTGCCGTATGGCGCGGCGAACCTAGAGACAGCGGAGCGTGTTACGCACCGGATGCGTAAGACGAAGAACGAACTTATCAAGTTGCAGTACGCAGGTTTTTACCGCGACATCGACCTAGGCGATCCGATTCGCACGATGGACGAGGTGGAGAAACAGAAAGCAGAAGATCAAGGCTTCTCAGCAACGATGGACGACCGGTTCCAGTTGCTAGAGATGCACGTAAACATCGATTTGCCGGGGTATCCAGATGTCGATAAAGACAACAACGAAACGGGGATTGCTCTCCCGTATGTCGTCACCATTGAAAAAGGAACAGGAACTGTCCTTGCCATTAGAAGAAACTGGCGAGAAGACGACAGGCTCAAAGCGAAAAGGCAGCACTTCGTACACTATGGATACATACCGGGATTTGGATTTTACTACTTCGGTCTCATTCACCTCATCGGGGGACACAGTAAGGCTGCCACCTCCTTACTTCGTCAACTCGTTGACGCAGGAACCCTGTCTAACTTGCCGGGAGGTCTCAAATCTAGAGGACTCCGGATTAAGGGAGACGATACTCCGATTGCTCCGGGCGAGTGGCGAGACGTAGACGTACCTTCTGGCGCAGTGCGGGACAACATTCTCCCGCTGCCGTACAAAGAGCCTAGTCAGACTCTTTCACTTCTCATGGACAAGATTATTGAAGAAGGCCGTAGGTTTGCTGCGGTATCTGACCTCAAGATCAGTGACATGTCCTCGCAGGCTCCGGTGGGTACGACCCTCGCGGTATTGGAGCGTGTGCTGAAGGTCATGACCGCCGTGCAGGCCCGCGTGTATTACGCGATGAAGCAGGAGTTCAAACTCCTTGCCGCGATCATTCGTGACAATACGCCGGACGAGTATGCATACGAGCCAGAAGTAGGCAATCGTAAAGCCAAGAAAACAGACTACGATGATGTTGATGTCATCCCGGTCAGCGATCCGAATGCGGCCACGATGTCGCAGAAGATTGTGCAGTACCAAGCGGTGCTGCAACTGTCGCAGTCAGCACCCAACATCTACAACATGCCGTATTTGCATCGGCAGATGATTGAGACTCTTGGAGTCAAAAACGCCGAGAAGATTATTCCTGATCCAGAGGACATGAAACCCAAAGACCCCGTGACCGAGAATATGGATGTGCTGAACGGGAAGCCCGTTAAAGCGTTCATTTATCAAGATCACGAAGCGCATTTGCAGGTTCATATGTCTGCAATTCAAGACCCGAAGTTACGACAGATGATTGGGCAAAACCCGAAAGCGCAGGAGATCATGGGCGCAGCGATGGCGCACGTGATGGAGCATGTGGCCTTTCAGTACCGTAGAGAAATTGAAAATCAACTCGGTGCGTCACTCCCGCCGCCTCCGGAAAAAGATGAGGACGAAGAACAGTCACTACCTAAAGCGGTTGAGATTGAAATCTCTCGTCTCGCTGCACAAGCAGCCTCCAAATTGTTGGGCAAAAACCAAATGGAGGCTCAACAGCAGCAGGCCCAACAGCAAGCACAAGACCCCATCATTCAGATGCAACAGATGGAGTTACAACTTCGTCAGCAAGAATTGCAACTCAAAGCCCAACAAATTCAGATGGAAGGGCAGAACAGACAGACAGAACTGCAACTTGAGGCTCAACTCAAGCAAGCAGAACTGCAACGCAAACAGCAAGAGATGCAGATCATGGCCGCTACGAAGGCAGATGAACTTGACCTTCGTAAACAAGAGATGGCCAACAGAACGCAACTTGATGCTGCACGACTCGGTGTGGACGTCCAGAAGCACAAGACTTCGCTCTCTGCCAAACAGCAGGAAGCGGGGGTGCGAATGGGTATCGACATTGCCAAAAGCAAAGAAGCCGCACAACGGCGGCAGAAAGGCGCAAAGGAGGAATAAATGGGCTATTCAAACGCGCTGGAGTATTTAGACACCAAACTCCAAGAAGAGCGCGCACTAATTGTAGAAACTCTCATTCAAGGCAAATTGGACGAGGGTGAATACAAACGTCTTTGCGGGGCGTTACAGGGTCTTGACCTCGCACGGAATCACATCAAAGACCTTGCAAAGAGGATAGACGAAGAATGAGTAATATTGACATAGCAAAAACACAGGAAGAGGCCGCTAAAGCCAAACTCCTGCCCGAACCCAAAGGCTACCGAATGCTGTGTGCAGTACCGCACGTAGAGGAGGAGTTTGATGGGGGCATTATCAAGGCAGATGACACCAAACGGATTGAAGAGCAGACGACTGTCGTTCTGTTCGTCATCAAAATGGGTGATCTCTGCTATGCGGATAAGGACCGGTTCCCTACTGGTCCGTGGTGTAAGGAAGGTGATTTTGTCCTGACCCGTCCGTACTCAGGCACCCGCGTGGTTATCCACGGTCGGGAGTTCCGCATTATCAACGACGACACGGTAGAAGCGGTGGTCCAAGACCCCCGTGGAATCCGTCGCGCATAAGGAGTAAATCATGGCCGTAGAGCGTGAAAACTATCGATTTCCTGATGAAGTTTCGGAAGAAAAAACCGAAGCAAAACAAGAAGTTGAAACAGAAATTGAAATTAAAATTGAAGACGATACCCCACCGGAAGACCGGGGTAAAAAGCCGCTACCTCAAGAGGTCGTAAACGAACTTGAGAACGATGACCTTGAGGAGTATTCCGAAAAGGTTAAAAAGCGCCTTGGACAAATGAAGAAGGCGTGGCATGACGAGCGCCGTGAAAAAGAACGCGCTGCACGTGAGCGAGAAGAGACTTATCGCTTTGCCCAAACCCAAATGGAGGAAAATCGCCGTCTCAAGCAACGTCTTGGGGTTGGTGAGCGTGCCTTCGTTAATGAGATGACCAAGGCGGCTAATACCGATCTAAGCGTAGCAAAAGATAAACTAAAGTCTGCTTATGAATCGGGTGATGCTGAGCAGATTGCGTCCGCTCAAGAAATGCTGACGGATGCAAAACTCAAGTTGCAACAGTTCGCCCGGTTCCAGCCTGCTTTACAACAGCAGGACACAGGAGTACAAGTAAATCAACAGGCACCGACGCCACCGACGTATTCCCCTCCAGTAATCGACCAAAAGGCGGAAAACTGGAAACAAAAGAATACTTGGTTTGGTGTGGACGAGGAGATGACTGCCCTCGCACTCGGCCTGCATGAAAAATTAGTCCGGTCTGGTGTTGATCCGCGTAGCGATGATTACTACCGCCGAGTTGACGAGACTATGAGGAAGCGTTACCCCGAAGCGTTTGATGACGATGACGGGGATGCCCCTCAATCGAAGGAGGCTGAAAAGCCTGCTCGCACAAAACCAGCCAATGTAGTGGCTCCGGTAACGCGGGGAACCGCGCCGCGTCAGGTACGCCTGACACCGACTCAAGTTGCTATTGCCAAGAAATTGGGATTAAGCAATGAGCAGTACGCAAAAGAACTTATGAAACTGGAGGCTAACTAAAATGGCTGAGAATAGACTCGCACGTGAACTCGAAAACCGAGAATCAGCGCAACGTAAAATGGCGTGGAAACCCCCACAGACGCTCCCTGAACCAGAGCCGCAGGATGGATGGGTTTTCCGCTGGATTCGGACCAGTATCATGGGTCAACCTGACCCATCGAACACCTCCGCAAAATTTCGGGAAGGTTGGGAGCCTGTGAGGGCTGAAGACCAACCCAAACTGATGATGCAATCCGATCCAAACTCCCGATTTAAAGGGAACATTGAGATCGGTGGGTTGTTGCTCTGCAAAGCACCGAAAGAGTTAATGGACCAGCGCGATGCGTATTACGCAGAGCAGGCCAAGGCTCAAGTGCAATCTGTAGATAACAACTTTATGAGGCTGAACGATGAGCGGATGCCGCTTTTTAGTGAGCGTAAATCTGCTACATCGTTCGGTAAAGGTAAATAACTTTTTAATTTTGGAGTGATCAATGGCATATCCTACTGTTGACAAGCCGTATGGCTTGAAACCGGTCAATTTGATCGGTGGACAGGTGTTTGCCGGTGCCACTCGCCAGCGTCGTATTGCTTCCGGTGCCGCAAGCATCGGTTACGGCGACCCGCTGGAGTTTGACACCGACGGCACTGTGAAAGTGGCTGCTATAACAACTGCTGTTGCAGATAGCGGCTTTGCTGGCGTGTTCTTGGGCTGTAACTACGTGTCCTCTGTGACGGGTCAACCGACCTACTCGCAGTCTTGGATTTCGGGTACTTCGGTCAAGTCTGGTACGTTCATTTATGCGTACGTGGCGGATGATCCGGATACCCTGTTCAAGGCTGTTGGTGTTTCGGCTTCGTTGAACGTCTCGACCACGAGCGGCTTTGTGTATAGCGACATCGGCACCAACGTTGCGTTGGTTAACGAAGCGTTAAACACGACGACCGGTGATTCGCAGCGTGGGCTTCTGCTCTCGTCTGTAGCAACCACTCGTTCGTTGCCGATTCGTATTGTTGATGTCGTCGAAGACACGGCGTTTGTATCAAGCGGTACGACCTATTACCCAGAAGTCATCGTCAAATTCAACGCTCCGTATACTACGGGCGCGTCTGGCGTTGTCGTGGGTGGTCACGCTTACTACAACCCGCTCGGCACTTGATAGGGGAGTTTTAAGAAATGGCTATTTCACGTGCACAATTACTCAAAGAACTCCTGCCGGGTTTGAACGCCCTGTTCGGTCTTGAGTACAAGTCCTATGGTGAGGAACACAAGGAAATCTACGAAACTGAGACTTCCGAGCGTTCCTTTGAAGAGGAGACCAAACTTTCTGGTTTCAGCGCCGCT